AATCAACCCCATCAGGCATATCCATATGATTATCGATAGTCCTATGTATTGGATAAATATCTTCTATCACTCTAATTCCCATATCTTCTTAAACTCCAACTGGCCTGATTGAAAGGCGTCTTTCAGCCTTTCCCTGCCATCACTATGAAACTTAGTTACTAGATAAGGCTCAGCTATTGTGCCTTCTAGCCATTCAACTCTTTCACCATTTGGATCAATAACATCATCGCCATTGATATAGTGGAACTTATCTAGTATCGCATCAATTGATGATTCTCTTACTGTCTCAACTATTTCGCTAGATATATTGCTTTTTACCCATTTAACGAACTCGCGCTCATTCTTGATAACCCACTTAAATTTAGGCTTACTGGTAGTTACATAGGCAATCACATCATCACCATATTCAGCCTTAACTCTGTCTGCTCCTATCTTGTCCATCTCTGTCTGTAGTGCAGCTCTTAGCCTATCCTTGGCCTTCTTAGCCTCATCAGCTATCAGACTTACCGCCGCTAGTTCCAGACTCAGTTCCTTGATTCCCATCTTGCTCCCTTTTTTTTGCTCTATTTAACCTTACATCTAAGCTGCTTACATTTATGCCACAATCTCTGGCGATAAATTCCTTATCAAATCCCCACTCCATCATCTGACGGATATATCTAATAGAGTGAGGTTTGCTCATCGTTATAAAGCCTTTCCATTGTCGAGTTGCCTGTCCAGTATTTTACGCTAATTTGCTCAAAACCAGCTGCTAATCGGCATACTCGACACTTACCCGATTTCATCTTCCATCCACCACATTGCTCGCAACGGACAATATCGTCTTCTTTACTAGCTACGCGATCAGACGGATAGATAATGCGCTGAAGGAAGCATCGCTGGCACTCAACCAACCATACTTCCTCAGGCGCTTCAGACAAATGCTCAGTGTTATACCGCTTTAGTTCTATATGCGGTGTAACTAGCTTGCAATTACTGCAAGGGAAAGGGTGTGCATCTTTAATCATTTCTGAAATACCCAATGCCCATCTGCACCGATTCTCATCCATCTTGCTGGACATTGATCAGCGCGTTCTCGGCTTGGGCAGGTGTAGCCTCTATATTCTTTGCCCTCCTTTGTCCCAGACTTAAGAATCATTGGGCCTCTACCACATTTGCATAGTGGCATTTCATCAATTACTTCAGCACCTAGTTGCTCGGCTATTGCAGTTACATCCCAGACAATTGGGTCAGGGTCATTAGGCCGTTGCTCTTTTATAAATTCCGCAAGAGCTGGCTTAGTCGTTTCAATTGCCTTCTTTGGGCTCTGGTTAATCTTAGCGAAGTATCCAGCGAGGTTAAGTGCGCGTCCCAACGATCCAGTCTCTGCAAGCTCGAGTGCATATTGCTTTGACTTAGACTCAGAGGATAGACCTGTCGTCCAAGGGTGTATGTCAGCTTCAGTGCGATATAACTCAGTTTTAATAATATAGACATCGCAAGAATTGACAAGCGACTCTGCCAATATATGAGTTTTAATTCTATAATCTGGGTAAGCATTTATAAACTCCTTTAATCTATCTTGGACACTTACATAATCATCTAGGTAATTCGACATCTAACTTCTCTCTCCCTGCGAAATCATTTATCGCATCTTCTAACTGTTCTTTTAATGAGTAAAATGTGCCATCTGGCCAGTTCTGTGCATCATCGGCGCAAGGCTGGCAATAGAACCTAACCTGAGCCTTTCGAAGCGGTGTCTCGCTTTGGACTTTCCAGACTGCTGGCGTTGTAGCTCTTAAATCCCAGCCATTCTTATTTTGTCCCCATCGATATTTGCAGTAATCGCAGTATTGATTGCTATTATGATTGCGAGTCAGACTCAATGTCGTCCCAATCTTCTGGACTTGAAAATCGTAATCGACCCAAGATAGCGGCATATCCAATGAGATCGAGATACGAATCTTCGCGCTCTGGACTTTCCACCATTCTTGAGAGTTTGGTCGCGATAGCAATAATTGCCAAGTCAGATGGGTCTCTGAGCTGAATACCGAGTGCTTTACTGATTTTGAAAATGCGTAGTAAATTGTGCCGCGGGTCGCCATACTCGATTCCCCTGTCGAATAATGTGTTTCCAGCTTCTTCAAGCCATTCATTTAAGGACTTCTGTGTATCGGACACTTGACCTGCCTCTCTTATAACCTTCATTAAAGGCTTTAGCCTTGGCTGAACTCCAAAGAGCCCATAAGTAAAGGCCGAAGAATGGAACGCCGATAGTTATTGCAAAGACTTGAGTATCAGATAAATTAGGAAACATCAGCGCTCACCCCATATTTATCAAGCCAATATGCAGAGATTTCAGCCTTAGATAGACGGCCTCTAAGCTGCTTCTTACCCATTCGCTCTTTAGCAAATCGTCTTATTATTGATCCCTTAACCCAATTTGTCTCATCAGTCCAAGCCCCTGCTTGAGAATCAAATCGAATTAGAGCTAATTTATTTACCATTTTGCTCCCGTTCTGTAATCCCTAAATGGATTAACGGGTTAAATGTATTTGCTTAAATCTATTTAGACAAGCAATAGCTCGGCGAGTCGGATATCAAAGAAGCCGCATAGTCTCTCGGAATGGGCTTTGTTGCTAAAATCGGTTGTAATCGGCAGACTCTTAAGAACCCACTCAGGCTCAATTAGAGCCCCTAAATCGAACTGGTAGATGCCCTTAGGTGTCGCATTGATATAAAGAGTCTTAGCGCCCGTCCTAGCCCTTATATCGGCCAGATAATCCCACTTCTTCTTCTCAATCAATAAGCGGTCATAGTGCGTTCTACGGCATTTGAGCTCGATATAGCTATCGCTAGTAATGCCATCTGCTCGGTCGGTCGCTGATAAGGGCGTCAAGTCTGGGTAAAGCGACTTAAGAGCCTCAAATAACTCGACTTCCCTAAAGTAAATTAGTTATCTTCCTCGCCATCTTCCCAACCAATTTTCTTTATTGGGTCATCGGCTGGCACTATCCAATCAGGGTAAGAGCTACGATCCATAGCAAAGGCCAGAGAAGTGCCTTCGTCCATCCCAGCTCTGCGACAAGCTTTGTAAACTTCATTGGCAGCGATAGCCCAGAAATCAATCTTTGTTAAAGGCGTCTCTTTAGTAGTGCGCTTACGCTTTACTGGCTTCTTACTTACGCGCTTTCGCGTTGCCATTTCTGACCCCTCTCGCTAGGGCCAATTCTAGCTGAGACTCCATTTTATCAAGGCGCGACACTATTGGAATATTCTCTAATTTAATTATGTAGCGAAGCCCAGCAATCAGTAGGGCAATTGATCCTAAGACTGATGCAACTAGGGTTGCGAGTTCAGCTGCAACCATTACCGGACTTTGCCGTAACGCTCGTAGTTAGGGTTTAGCCAGTTAATAATGCTAGGCAAGACTGACACTAGAGCGGCATTTGCAATCGCATTGAGGTCGAATCCCACCGCTAGATAGGTCGCTAGTGCTGTCGCTAGGAATGTCTTTGCCCAGCTTTCGGCCATCTTCTTTAGGTCGCTCATTCTTGTCTCCTTCTAGGTCAAAGTAACTGCTGTCTTTGTCTCCCAAAGTTGTAAAGCTAATATGGAAATGGGAACGATGAGGATTAGGGCCTGAGTATTTACGCCGCTTCCAGCCCAGTATTGGGCTCATAATCTTTCCATCGTAGATAATATATTTAATGCGCTTATCCCCCTTCTTGGCGCATTTACGAATCTTCTCGACCAGCGCATAAGCTTCTTCTTTATGTGCCGATAGGTCAGAATCAATATCTATAGCTCTAACGATTCCATTGATTGGTATATGGTCAGAACTACCTTTAGCAAGGTGACGAGCGTCAGCAATCCAACCATCAGACTTCCTATCGCGATCAGGATAATCATCGTCGATTTGCTCCCTTAACTGAACGCCCGCTGCACATAGTCTATTCATTATCTATAAAGATTGTTCCAGCCAGCTTAGGCTATCTTCATTCCAATACCAAAACATACCTACAGGTCTAGGAATAGGCGGTTGCCAATCATAATTCTGATCTAGCGACCAAGATAGATAAGGTTGTGGCGCAATAAATACATCATTGATTGCATCATAGGTATAGCCAATCCCTGCATATTGCTTGCGGATATTGCCATTATATGAAGTGCGCTTGCAGACTTGGCTTCTAAAATTACCATACCAAGTTTCTGGGTCTAAACCTTCTATGAGTTCAGTTTCGTCAATGCCTTTAATAACTTCTGTTACTACATTGTTATTATCTAAAAATGCGTAATGTGCCATTATGCCCAACTCACATTTCCTGTGCCAGCAGTAATAGTGGCTCGCTTGTAACCGCCACTTGCAGCACTTTCTGTTCCTGTTAAACCTGCGCCAATTGTAATTGTTCTAGTATCTGGATAACGCAAAATAACTACACCGCTACCGCCGTTTGATCCCGCGCTGGCAAGACCGCCTGATCCACCACCACCGCCACCGCGATTGTCTGTTCCATTACTTCCAATAGTTGAATC